CCCTAGCTAGTCTGTTCCCTTCGCCTGTTTTCATAAGAACAGAAGACGGTACAGCCTCTCTGGTAGGCAATGACAACGTCAGCCTGTTTCCAGTAGCAACTTCCAGTCAGGACGTTCTAGACGCTATTGAGGCTCTTGGAACAGAGAAGCACGACCACAAGACTTTGGTTATTGATAGCATTACACAACTGGCATCAATTATTGAATCAGAGATAGTTGAGCAAGACCCAAAAGCGAAGTCTATCAGCACTGCTGGCGGAGGATTTGGTTCTGGGTTTAGTCAGGCAGCTGAACGGCATTCTCTTGTCAGAAGTTGGGCTGGAAGCCTAGCCTACGAAATGAACATGAATGTTGTGTTCATTGGTCATGCCGACACAGAGACATTAACTCTGCCTGACATGGACCCCTACAATCGTTATTGTGTAAGGATGCATAAGAAGAGCATTCCACATTATACTGATAATTCTGACGCAGTTTGCCTTATTAGACTGAAGACCTTTACCAGAGGAGATGGCGATAAGAAACGTGCCATTTCAACTGGAGAGCGTGAGATCCTGTGTTTCCCACAAGCATCAAGCGTCACTAAGAATCGCTTTAATATTAGCGAGCCACTGCCATTCACATTTGATGGTGGCAACCCTTTCGCACAATTTTTACAAAACCAGAAGGAGAAATAAAATGGACTTAAATGGATTTAATGCTCTTGAAGTGGAGCCATCAACAACCTTTCAACCACTACCAGCCGATTGGTACAAGTGTGTGATTACTGAAACTGAGGAGAGGGTAACCTCGAAGGGTGACGGATCATTCTTGTTGCTATCAATTGAAGTGATTGATGGTGACTACAGTGGACGTAAAGTTTTTGATCGTCTTAATCTCAAGAACCCAAACTCTACAGCCGTTGAGATTGCCCAACGCAGTCTGTCGAGTATCTGTCGAGCTATTAGTGTGAATAGCCCAAAGGACAGTTCAGAGCTATGTGACAAGCCGATGATGGTAAAACTAGCTGTCAAAGCTGCTAGTGGTGACTACGAGGCATCAAACGATGTCAAAGGTTATGAGGCTGTAAACAGTGAAGCGTCAGCTCAACCTGCCCCATCTGGTGCGTCATCTAATGGTGGGTCAACACCACCTTGGAAGACAAAAAAAGACGAAGCACCATTTTAGTCTGTTGAACGATGGGGTGGCTTTTGCTGCCCCATTTTATGAAGAGAAGGAGAAATTGATGAACCTTGAGCAGTACGCCACGCCAGCCACAATTGAAGCAATTTATAAATACTATAAAGACAAACGAAAGAACGAACACAGACCTCACCTTGGTGGTAGTCAGATTGGCAACGATTGCAGTCGAGCTCTCTGGTATCAATTCAGACACGCATGGCGTCCAAGTTTTGATGGCAGGATGCTGAGACTGTTTGAGACTGGTGATCTAGAAGAGGATCGAATTGTATCAAACCTTCGAGCAGTTGGAGTGACAGTCTGGGAGCGAGATCCAGAGACTGGCAAGCAGGTCAGGTTCACAGAGTGCGGAGGTCACTTTGCATTGTCACTCGATGGTGTCGGTCTTGGATTTGCGGAAAGCAAGAAGCCACACACATTAGAATTTAAGACAATGAGCGAGAAAAACTTTAAAGCAATGAAGAACTTGGGATGCCAGAAGTCAAAGCCTGTGTATTGGGCTCAGTGCCAAATTGGAATGCATCTAGCTGAACTCGATAGATGTTACTTTTTCTGTGTCAATAAAAATACGGATGAAATTTATGGCGAGAGAATTAAGCTCGACAAGAAGGAAGCCAAGGGACTTGTTGAGAAAGCTAACAAGATTGTGTTTTCCGACACACCACCTTCTCGACTGAGCGAAGATGCTAGTTTTTGGCAATGCAAGTGGTGTAGTTACTGGGCAATTTGTCATGGGTGTAAAATACCAGAAGTTAGTTGCAGAACTTGTAGCCATGTAACTCCAGAGCAAGATGGCAGTTGGAGTTGTGCCAAAGGCAAGCCAGTTGAGACTTGCAGTGAACACCTTTTTATTCCTCAGATAATGCCAAAAGATTTGGTGGTTAAAGATGCTGCTGATACATTTGTGGAGTATGAGGATCTAGATACAGGCGAGGTTATTCGTAACGAGAACAACAGCCAAGCTATTTTTGATGAAAGGATGCAGTAGATGGATAAAGAATTAGAAGAAGCTTTAGCTTTAATTATTGAGCTATGTCCAGAAAAAATGACCAGTAAGCAAATGTCGATTATTATAATTAATTTATTAATCCACAAAAACTTGGCTCACTACTGGCCTGATATTTATTCAAATGTAGCTGAAGTCGTAATGTCATTTGATGAAGCCACTCGTAAGGATGCAATTCACGATGCCAATAAATTTCTAGAGGATATCGTAAATGGCGTTTGAGTTAAGAGATTACCAAAAAGAATCTGTCGATGGTTTATATAATTACTGGGCAAGCAAGGCAGGAGATAATCCCCTGATCGTTGCACCGACTGGTTCAGGTAAGACAGCGATACTGGCACAGATTATTAAGGATGCCATGAGCTACCCTGACACCAGAGTTATGGTTGTGACACACGTTAAGGAACTTCTGGAGCAAGGAGCCAGTGGATTGCTAAAGCTCTACCCAGAGGCTGATTTTGGCATCTACAGTGCAGGTCTGAAGCAGAAGGTATTGAACAAACCAATTACGTTTGCTGGCATCCAGAGCGTCTGGGAGCGAGCATATGACATGGTTCCAGCTCCAGATTTGGTTCTGATCGATGAGGCACACTTGCTACCTAAGAATACTGAGACTAGATACAATCGATTTATTGCCGATCTGAAGATATGCAATCCAGATGTGAAGGTGGTTGGATTGACAGCCACACCATATCGACTGGACAGCGGATACTTGCACAAAGGCGAGGGAGCGATTTTTGATGGGATAGCTCATGACATTCCAGTATCGATGCTGATGGACCAAGGATACTTATCACCAGTCATATCAAAAGGTGGGCTCAAGCAGATTGATTTAAGTGGCGTTGGAAAACGAGGTGGAGAGTTTATTGAGAGCGAATTAGCTATGGCTGCCTCAGATCCAGAGCTGGTGAAATCGACAGTTAAAGAGATTGTCACATTGGCAAAGGATAGAAAAAGCTGGCTCGTGTTTAGCTCTGGAGTAAACCACGCACACTTGCTGGCTGATGAATTTGATCGTCACGGTATAGATGCAGGTGTCGTGACTGGATCAGATAGCAGTTCTGTTCGAGGCAAGACGATTGCAGATTTCAAGAGTGGTAAGTTGCAGTGTCTGATTAACGTGAACGTGCTTACGACTGGGTTTGATTATCCTGGTGTCGATTGCATCGTAATGTGTCGAAGTACCATGAGCTGTGGATTGTACATCCAATGCATTGGGAGAGGCACGAGAGTAGCTGAAGGCAAGGAGAACACTTTAGTGCTTGATTACGGTTCAAATGTTGAGCGTCACGGACTGTTGGATCAGGTAAAACCAAAAGATAAAATGAGTAGCGGTGATGGTGAGGCTCCAGCCAAGCAGTGCGAGAGTTGCCAGACGATAGTTCACGCAGCAGCTAAGATTTGTCCTGAGTGTGGATTTGAGTTTCCTGCGCCACTTCTTAATCATGGATCGAGCTCGTACAGCGGAGCCATGCTATCGAGCCAGATTGTGTCTGAGTGGGTGGATGTCGATGACGTTATGTATTCGAGGCACAAGAAGGAAGGCAAACCTGACTCGCTCAAGGTGACTTATTATTCTGGGATGCTCAGTGTCAGTGAGTGGCTATGTCCAGATCATGGAGGCTATGCTGCCAGTAAGTATAAGGAGCGTAAGGCTCTACTCAATGCCTTGGCTGACACAACGACTGAGGCTCTGGATGAGGCACATTTCTGGAGGAAGCCAAGCAGGGTGATGGTCAAGCCATCCAATCACAATCCAAAGTATAAAGAGATTACGAAATTCGATTACACACAAGTGGAGAGAAAACATGAGGAAGCGCAAGGCAATTACGCTGACTTCAGCCTTGAAGATATCCCCTTCTGAACACAGTGAGCAGGTAGGGTTTATCAATTGGTTTCGAGCCAAGTATCCAGACGTTTTGATATTCGCAATTCCGAATGGCGAGAAGAGGGCAATCAGCGTTGCCAAGAGACTGAAGATGGAGGGAGTAGTTCGAGGTATTCCAGATCTATTTGTGCCAGCTTGGACTTTATGGATAGAGATGAAGAGGGTTTCTGGTGGGAGACTTTCGACTGAACAGAGGCAAATGATAAAATATCTTGAAGGAATTGGACATACGGTTATCATTGGCAAAGGTGCAGGTGATGCGTCTAAACAAGTATTAGATTTTTTTGAAAGAAAGAAATGAATTACAAAGGGCCACATCCAAAGCATTCTTCATATGGAAGAAGTGGGAAACCAGTGACTTTGGCAGAGCCCAATCAGGAGAATTATTATGGGCAAGAAGACAAAAACGAAAAAGAAACAATGGACATCCAGAGAGATGCAATTGCTTCTGAAATACAAGGCAGATGGTTTAGACAGTGGTGAGATAGCCAATTGTCTGGGGAGATCCCAGAAGGCTGTACAGCACAAGATCTCAAGCCTACGCAGTGACGTTTTAAAACCAAAACCTGTTTTAGATAATATGATTCCGACTGAGGAAAATTCCATACCATTTTCACTAGATCGAGAGAAGACAAAGAAGTATGCGATCTGGGGTGGTGCTATACTGGCTCTAGGAGCAGCTCTCTTGGCTGAAAGGCTCCTTTGATGCACGACAGTGACCTGACAGCGTTTCAAGCCTCTCAGCTGCAGTATTTGAAGACTGAGGTTGAGCGAAAGCAAAATGATGCCAATATGCGTGATTCGTTTTCGGGTGCAGACAATGCATTATTTCAGGCTCGAAAGGAGCTGAAGGAGTTTCTAAGTAACCTTAGAGTAGCTGGTAAGAACATATAAACCATTAAAAACAAACGATAATAAAAAACTTTTCTTTCTGCCCTTGCAATATCTGCGAGGGTAGCTATATAGAGTGTATAGTTATTTAGAAAGGGACTTAGAAATGACACTTACAGAAAACCAAGCCGCTGCAATGACCGCCCTGATTAAAACTTGCTTGGGCAACATGAGCGGCTCAAGCATCGCCTGCCTAGAAGATGATCCATGTGTGTGGGTTGATGCATCTGATCTTGTAGACGCTGGTTGGGAGCAAAAACAGGCAGAAGGTACATTTGGTTCTTTAGTAGCCGAAGGATTAGTTTATTTAGATGACGGCGCAAGGCATTCATCAGAGCCACAACCTTTTGCTTTAACGGAAAACTGGGATGAGCTTCGCAAGTTCCACACCTAATAAAAAGGGGAGCTTCGGCTCCCCATTACCCACTTAGAAAGGACTTTAAAATGGACAATGTACAAACTGTAAAAGAATTGCGTGACATTGCTGCGGCTATGGCATCAGGTGACAGGTCTAATAAGGCATTAGGCGCTGTATATGATAGCATCATGGAACTTAGCTATAAGCTACAAGATGAGGCTGGAAAATAAAAAGGGGAGCTTCGGCCCCCCACTACCAATTTGGCACTCGACTCCCTTCTCTACATACTATATCTTGTATGTATAAAGAGAATCAGAAAGGATTTTAAGATGGCCAAGCACACATTTAAAGATTTAACCGAAACACTAGAAACAGACAAAGGCTTGTCATTAAAGCACAAGCTTTACTTTCACGCCTTTAACCCAAATGGAGCATGCGAAGCCAAAAAAGTTTCCGACGATGCAATCGAAGCGGCTGTTGAAGCAGGTATTATGAAGTCAGGGGCAATTTTAGCTTACGGATATTTTAGCGATTACCACACACACAGATTAATGAAAATGTGTAACATAAAGCGCCCTACTGGATTTGAAGTTAATTACATGATCAAGGCAATATTTGAAGACGTTTCCAAAGCATACGCAGTAATTAAAGAAAAAGAAGCAGCTTAGAAAGGACTAACTAATGCAAACTATTTATTTCCTACTTTCAGATGAAGCGGCAATGGCTCGTAAAGAAAATCGCAAGCCAAGTTTTGTTGTCCATGTAGAGTGTCATAGCGATATGAAAATTGATGAACGCTTTATTGAGCTTGATGCAGATGACTTAAACCACGGAGTTGCTCTTGCCAAACACTGGGTCAAAAATTTAGGAAAGACTTCTGCGGCAGTTAGACAAACTTTTAAGAATGGCAGGCTGAAATCGCCAAGTTTAATAGTGTAATAAAAAGGGGAGCCACGGCTCCCCACTACCCACTTAGAAAGGAACTACCCAATGACAAACGAACAGCACCTAGACCAGTATTTAGTGACCTCTAGCGGAACTATTGATCGCCCAGACCTTGGCGTTAAGCATCACTTTGATGACCTGCCTGTGGGAGAGGACATGCCCAACACGCTAGAAGAAGCCGCCAAGTTAGCCTACGCCGATTGCTCTGACGACACTAGCATCCGCGTCCTGCGCCTCAACTACGCCGAA